ATCGTCAACTTCTTCATCATCTTCTTCAAAATCTTCTTCAGAATCATCCTCCCAGGACTCATCTTCATCATCTCTTAAATCAGCTAATAAATCTTTTACTTCCTCACACATAAGACTTTCTTTATCGTGTAACTTTTCTATTGAGTCTATTTTTTTTTCTATCTTATCTATAATTTTGTCTTTGCTTGCCATTTATCCTCCTTATGGTGTTCCAGCTTCAAAAGTGTAAATACATCTTATAGTCATCCGTATCCCACCGATTGGGAATAAAGTGCCTTCGTCTGTTTCCACAGATACGATTTCTGTATCGAGTGCATTACCACTTCTAGTAATATCAGATTCTAGCTCTGTTTCAATAGCAGTAATTAACTGATTTCTTTTAGTGTCAATATTTGATTCTGCACCTTTTACAAATCCACTAACAACAAAGTCTATTGTTCCTTGTCTAGTTTTAGCTCCTGTGCCTAATTCTATATCTTCTCTTGTCTCCTCAGATGTTTGGATAATAACAGCTGGATATTGTTTATCTGATAATTCGTCAATATCAAAAGGTTGCCTTGTTACTTTTTTAATAGCTGGACTTGATATACCACTTATTGTTGATGCTATATTAGATGCAATGTTTTCTCTTGTACTCATAATTTAAACTTTCTAATTTCTTTTTCCATAAATTTTACAAACTCTTTTTGTATCATCTTTTCAGTCCTTTTACCAAAGCCAAAAAATTGTCTTTTAGGTTCGTTAAGAACTTGGTTAAATAAAGCTCTATTTCGCATCTCAGAATTGTTAAAAAAAACAACTGCTTTACTTTTTGATTGAACTTTACCTGTGATTGATCCTAACATTCTTCCAGAGTAAATAAGATCAACACTTTGTGGCTTGCCTTCCCTTTGTAGCCTTTTTAAATATTGCTCACTATATGGTGCAAATCTACGTCTGTTAAAATCTTGACCTTTTTGTGTCAATTCTTTGATTATTGCTTGGAGTCTAAAACTTGCTTGTGCAAGGCCTTTTTTTGTAAGATTAGGAAATCTTTTAAAAAATCTATCAAATTTTTTTTGAACTTGTTTTAAGTTTGATCTAACTTCTAGGCTAACAGCCATAGTAATTACCTGACCAATCTACCTGAGCTATGTAAAGGTTCTCTTTCGTTTTTAACAATATTGCCATCACCAGTAGAGTCATATTCTACGCCATCTTCCATAATCTCAAACCATTCTTTATTGTATTCTGACATATAATACTCAGCCATTCTTTCAAATCTATCTTTGTCAGCTTCTGGTCTAAATTTAGTTAGTGCAGGGCAAAAGAATCTACCAAGAAATAAATATACACCAGCTCTTTCAAACTGGTCTAAATTAACTTTTGTATTAACCATCTCGTTTGTATTTAAAACAGTAATGTCTGTGTAAACATTTGTTTTATATATTGGCCACCATTCAATTCTTAATTTTCTTAAAATATCATTTGTTGTTTGTGCAAGAAAATTTACAGCTTCTGTATCAGTAGATGCAATACCAAAGCCAAAAATATCAGGTTGATATTTAGTAACATCACTTGCTGTAATAACATCAGCTCCAGTATAATTAGCCATTATACTTACCTACTATCCAGTTTAGAATCTTTCTAAGTTTTCTTTTTAGTTTTTTTAACATTTTTCTTTTTTTTAGGTTTTAATTTTACTACGTTTTCTACAACTTCTCTTAATGTAGATTTTTTGACTTCTTTCTTTACTTCCTCAAAAGGTACAAAGCCACGCATTTTGAAATGCTGCTTGTTTGCTTCATAAGCTTCTTTTGATCTTGTTATTGTTTTTTTTCCGTTTGTAAGTTTTATGTCCATGTTTCTCCTTGCTCCTATGGGCGATTTCTCGCCCATAAGAAAATGATTATTAGCTTACTATACTAGAATCACCTGCTATTTCAACACCATAAGTATCGTGTAATTCACCTACACCATACACAGCTGTCGCCACAATTTCGTCTGCTCTTAAAGAAGCATCTCTTTGTGTTTCAATTTTTAGGTCTTGCATTAAAGCCATTCCTAAAGCGTCTCTATGGAACATAGCTGATTTATAGTCACCAGCATTTCCAGTATTAGCAATATTTGAAGTTTCAAATATTCTGATTCCGCCTAAAGAACCAATGAAGCCATTTCTTAAAGCTTCGTTAGCCAAGTCAGAAACATTACCTGATGTTGCAAATGTATTTGTAATACCTTTTTTCAAATCATAAGCAATGTCAGGGTGAAATACTGCTGCAACATCATTTAAAGGAACATTGTTTCTTCTTAATGTTGCTATAGCTTGGAAAAAATGCTCGACAGTAACTGCTGCTGCTGTAGAACCTACTACGTTTGAAAAACCATCAAATAAAGCAGTCATGTCTAAGTCTTGTTTCTTAGCGATTGCTTCACCAAACAATTTACCAATATCAGCTGCTACGTTTCTTGGTGCAGCGTTTCTTGCTAGATCAGTTAATGTAGTCATTATTCCATTCTCACTTGCAGTAATTGTTACTGAAGTTGGATTGACTTCTGTGTTTGATAAATCAGTTGCTTCATTGACTGCTGCCGCTGAAACTGTACCATAGATTGGTATTTCTACTGACTTACCGCCACCTTGTACCGCATAGTTTCGCACAAGTGGTCTCATAATTGATTGTTCACTTGCAACGAATAATGCTTCAGCTACGATTTCAGTATATAGTTCCGAAAGCGTGCTACTTGTTGTTTCGTTTGCCATTTTAGTTTCCTATTTGTTATTTGTTAAATTTATCTGAACTGCACCTCTGTCTCGTTCTTTACGATATTCTGCATATCGCTTACGATCCTCTGGCTTGCTCAAATCTAAGTCCTGAATATTTAATGGTTTTACAGTTTTACCTTCAACGCTACTCTGGCTACCTGTTCCAGACAAAGACCCTTTTCGGAAGTGTGGGTTAGCATCTAAAAACTCTTTAACTCTATCTTCTATCGTTAATAGTTCCCCTTTAGGGTTATATCTAATATTCTTATTGTTATCAAGCACTTCTATTCTACCATCATCATTATAGTTTACTTCACTCTTTAATAATGAAACTATTTGATCTGGTGCAATAGCATTGTTCTTAGATGCAAGTGATAATATAGAATTATCTACATTGATTGTTTTTACCTTAGACTTCCAGTCAGCTAATTCTTTGTCTTTTTCAGCTATTCTAGCTTTCATTAGATTTTCAAGATCAGCTTTAGTCTTTGCATCTTGTATTTGTTTTTCTTTTGCTATTTCTTCTTCTTTTTTCTTTGCTTCGTCTAACATTCTTTGATGTTTAGCTTTTTCAGCTTCTAATCTTTGTTTGACAATTCTATCAATATCTTCTTGATTAAAAGTTGGTGTTGGTTTCTCGTCAGTTTGAGTTTGTTTAACTTCAGCTTCCTGAACATCATTTTGCGGTTGATTAACCTGTTTGTCGTCTGACATTGTTTCTCCTATATTGTTAATTGTCCATCAGGGCCATACCAACTAGGGTTGACATAAGACCATTGATGTCGGCAGTTATATCCACCTCTTACTACTAGCGGATCACCGCCTTTTTTACCTGACCATGATCTACTTCTCCAAAGCTGCCTTACTTCAGCAACTGTGAAAACATTACTGCTTCGTTTTTTATATACACCATTTATAATTTTTCTGCAATGATCCCTGGTTGTAGGGATTACATCACCAAAGTATTTAACATGAGTTAGACCAGCCTCTGATGCTTTAAAAGCATTTACCTGAGCATCAAATTCTCTAAGGCCATCATTGAGTATTTGACCTGCATATCTTTTCATATTCTCACCAGCTCTATCTCTACCAAATTTAGATTGTAGTGTTTGTACTGATTTAGCAACCTGTGCTTGTCTAGCTTTGTTGTATTTGTTTTTATTAACATAACCAACTAACCTTTTGATCTCAGGATCATCTGAGCTTGCATAAATACCATTTATTGTTTGTCTTAACTCTTTTTCTAGTTCTGCAAATGTATTACCAACTAATGTATTTTGATAAACCTTCTCTGATAACCTTCTTGTAAACGTATTTGATACATCTTTAAACTGAGTAAAATATTGTTGTTTTAAATTTCTTATTAAAGACAAATCACCTTTAGTAAGTTCTTGAAATTCTATAGGTATATTACCAATAGCTTTAAATGCTTTCTCTATTCTTTTTGCTTGTTTGTTAAAACCTTCTCGAACAACAGTATCTGTCCAGGCTAAATACTCTCTTTCAAGAATAGATTTAATCTGTGGTCTTATTGCTATTGCTGCTTGAAGTTCTATTAATTTACCATCTGTTAAAGGTAATCTACTTGCTGATAAAACTACTTCTCTCTCTATCCTATCTAATGTTTCTACTAATGTTTGATAATATCTTGCTTCAGCAATTTCTATTTGCTTAATTCTATATTCGGTTGCGTCTTTTACAATATCTGACATTCATTAAATCTGCTCTTGCTCAACTTCTTGATCTTCTTGTTGCGGTTCGTCTTGTGTAAATTCACCTACTTCAGACTTTGTTTCTATTTCTTCAAATATTTGATTTAGTCTTTCATCATCATCTACTACTGCTCTTGCAATTTCTTTATCTACTTCTTTCTCAAATGTAGGTGATCCTATGTTCATTGCTTTTGCTTGTTGGAAGTAAATTAGATCAGAAGCATAATCTCTAATATTAAATGAATCTGGGTAATTTATTTCTCCATCAAATGTAGTATTTTGAAACATTGCATAACATCTAAATAGCTGCTCCTCTGCAATTTCTAAATTATCAGCTTTCTCTGAAAGTCTAGCATTTAATAATTCAAATTCTGTTTGTAATGCTATTCCTGATGACACTTGCTGTTTAGTTGTTCTTACAGCTCCTGTATGTGCAATTCTATTTATTGATTCTACTTTGTTATTTATTGATTCCATAATAGAAGTAAGATTTTGACCTGAAGGCTGTAATAGATATGGTTTTAAATTAGAGTCTATTTCCTCTGGCATTTCTATAACAGCTCCTGCTCCTGCACTAGCATTAACACTTGGAGTCTTAACTAATGATGGATGGTTTGTTAATCTAATTAATTGCTCTATTTCCGAATACTCATTGTAAATCGCTTTTTGTATATCTGCTATATCGGTCAGGTCAGATTGACCAATTCCTCTCTTGTGCGATTTAGAATTGTATAAAATAACTGCTGGTATTTTGCCAATCTGATTATCGGCAGT